TCAGTTCTTTTTCCGCCGTTGATGCTGATTGAATAAGCTACTGATAAATAAAAAACATAATGCGCCAAGTGCGCACCAAAACACCGCACTAAACAACCACGCCAGCTCTTGCCACAATGAACGCGTCGGCATAAAAACGAACCGCATCAGTAACAGGCAGCACGGCGCCGCCAACATTGCACCAAGCAGGGGTTTGAGCACTTCCCGACGATGGGAAAAAAAGCTTGCTGCAGCACCAGGTAAGATAAAAAACAACAATCCGACCTCAGGATGCCCTGCCGCTCTGAATGCCCCTTTCACGTTCAGCGTTAATGAAAGACACACCACAATAAAGAGCACAAAGCAGCAGACCGCACTCGCCCAACTTTGCTTATGTTTCAATCGTTCCTCCTGACACATTCTCTATCGAACACTCTTTTCGCCCGCAGGCGTCCAGTCAGATAAAGTAACTCGGCATTCCATGCCAAAAACACACCCACACGATTCTTATAGCCGTTGATACGTAATGAGATTAAACTAACCGCATATATTGTTATGCTGCATTATTCGGGGCTGTGTACGATGCTATCGCCCCTTAATTTCTGGCAAAAACATTAGCGTAAATTGCCATTTCTTTCAATAGCTTACTAGTAAACAAGAAGTTAGTCTCCGTGAATATAAACGTCGCAGATTTGTTAAATGGGAATTACATCCTGTTATTATTTGTGGTCCTGGCTCTGGGCCTGTGTCTGGGCAAATTACGTCTGGGTTCAGTCCAACTCGGTAATTCCATTGGCGTTTTAGTGGTCTCCCTATTATTAGGTCAGCAGCACTTTAGTATTAACACCGATGCATTAAATCTCGGCTTTATGCTGTTTATTTTTTGCGTCGGCGTCGAAGCCGGTCCCAACTTTTTTTCGATTTTTTTTCGCGATGGGAAAAATTATCTAATGCTTGCCCTGGTGATGGTCGGTAGCGCAATGCTGATCGCGCTGGGGCTGGGTAAGCTATTTGGCTGGGATATCGGCCTGACGGCGGGTATGCTGGCTGGCTCGATGACCTCAACGCCGGTGCTGGTCGGCGCGGGTGATACCTTGCGCCATTCAGGAATGACAGGGACACAACTTTCAAGTGCTCTCGATAACCTGAGCCTGGGTTACGCCCTCACCTATTTGATTGGTCTGGTCAGCCTGATTGTTGGTGCGCGCTATTTGCCGAAACTGCAGCATCAGGATCTGCAAACCAGCGCCCAACAAATCGCGCGTGAACGAGGTCTGGACACCGACGCCAATCGTAAAGTGTACCTCCCGGTGATCCGCGCCTATCGCGTTGGCCCTGAGCTAGTGGCATGGGCCGATGGCAAAAATCTGCGCGAACTGGGTATTTATCGCCAGACCGGTTGTTACATTGAACGCATCCGTCGCAACGGCATTCTGGCCAACCCGGATGGTGATGCAGTGTTGCAAATGGGCGATGAGATAGCCCTGGTGGGTTATCCGGACGCCCATGCTCGCCTCGATCCCAGCTTCCGTAACGGTAAAGAGGTGTTCGATCGCGATCTGCTCGATATGCGCATCGTCACTGAAGAAATTGTGGTGAAAAACCACAATGCCGTTGGTCGTCGCCTGGCCCAGTTGAAACTGACCGACCACGGTTGTTTCCTGAACCGCGTGATCCGCAGCCAGATTGAAATGCCTATTGATGACAACGTCGTACTCAATAAAGGCGACGTGTTGCAGGTCAGCGGTGATGCTCGTCGCGTGAAAACCATTGCCGATCGTATCGGCTTCATTTCCATTCACAGTCAGGTGACCGATCTGCTGGCCTTCTGCGCCTTCTTTATCATCGGTCTGATGATCGGGATGATCACCTTCCAGTTCAGTAATTTCAGCTTCGGCATCGGGAATGCGGCTGGACTGCTGTTCGCTGGGATCATGCTGGGCTTCCTGCGAGCCAACCACCCCACATTTGGCTATATCCCACAGGGTGCGCTGAATATGGTGAAAGAGTTTGGCCTGATGGTATTCATGGCAGGCGTCGGTTTAAGCGCAGGCAGTGGCATTGGTAATGGCTTGGGTGCCGTCGGTGGTCAAATGTTGATTGCCGGTCTGGTAGTCAGCCTGGTTCCGGTTGTCATCTGTTTCTTGTTTGGTGCTTACGTATTGCGCATGAACCGCGCCCTGCTGTTTGGTGCCATGATGGGCGCACGTACCTGTGCTCCAGCAATGGAAATCATCAGCGACACCGCACGCAGCAACATCCCTGCGTTAGGCTATGCCGGGACTTACGCGATTGCTAACGTTCTGCTGACATTAGCGGGGACACTCATCGTCATTGTCTGGCCTGGCCTTGGGTAGCGCTGAAATTTTCCCTTAATTGAAAAATTTTTGCAGGTAAGCAGAACTTTTCTTCAAGGCGTCAGTCATAACTATTGCCACTGCTTTTCTTTGATGTCCCCAATTTGTGGAGCCCATCAACCCCGCCGTTTTGGTTCAAGGTTGATGGGTTTTTTGTTGCCTGCTATATTCCTCCTTAAAAATCACTACGTTATAGCCTCATAAAAGCGCCATTGGCGACAAAGTGGCGGCAGAGATACAAGGTGCGATTCTTTACATGGATAAAGTGAATACCGTTTTAGTCCTCCTGATTACACTATCGCTAGCTTTGATAGCCCTTTTCACAGGAACTGGTTCAGTTTCAGGTGCAATACCGATTGGAAGTACTGGCGTTTCATTCCAGGCACCGAAAGCAATACCTCTTATACTGACAGTAATTTGGTTATTGCTGTGGCAGCGCTTCATGGTCCTCTCACTGCATGAAAACAAACCTGAAATAGACAAACTAATCCAAAACAAACTGAACGCATCGGGCTTCGTACATAAAGTATTTTCAGCTAAAAAAGTTGGGTTTCCTGGAGCCTATGGAGTAAGCAAATGGGCATGGGCCGACCCCAAAATCCCACAAACAGTAGCTGGAAACTACGTTCATTATGAAAGGGGGTTGCTGGCTCGGAAGTTCAAGTTTTCATTTTTTGGCAACGATTCTACAGGCGGAGGCATGTTCGTTCATTTCGGACCAAAAGCGAGCAATATCAAGAACGGAACGCTAACCCCATTAAATTTGGGTTATTGGAAGTGCCTACTATTTGAGATGAAATTTCTTGTTATTCGCCTTTTCGATACCCCTTCAGTAGGGCAACACTACATCCCACATGTGATTGCATGGGCTACAGTCCTAACAATCTTCATCACAACATTACACCAATCGACCATCTAACTTTTTCAGTTTTGAATCGTTAACAGAAAGCCTTGCGATGCAAACCAGTCAAGGCTTTGTATTCTTTTTTTATCTACCCTCCCTAACGCCACTTGATCTTCAAACCTCACATAAAATTCAAAATCACCTTATATATCTGTTAGTTAAGATTCATCTTAGATCCTCCACAGATCCATAAAACTGAAAAATACTGAAATTATTTTCAATCTTTTCAGTTTACGTTCTCTGTGAAGCCGCCAGTACTGGTGCTGTTCAAGGCGGTGGTTTGTAGAAAAAGAAAACTGAAAAATTTTATCGATCCAAAAACCGCAGGCGGGTGCGGTGTAGTGCCGTTTTTGTCTGCGAAAGATTTATTTTGTCAGCGTGTAGCGCCGTCAGCGTCACGCGATAGCGCAGATCCTTTTGTGGTGTTACGCGGTCGCGGTCAGATAAAAGAAGCGCTTAGAATGCGTCTGGTGAGGTCTGGGAATGGGCACAAAAAAGCCCGCATTATGCGCGGACTGATGGGATGGTCAGGCGATTATTTTCTGGTACTTACTCCGGGTCTGACCTGCCTTCTCCGCCGTCTGTGTGAATGCGCCGGCATTGGTTGGCGTACCAACACTGGGGTGCGAATGGCTCGCACACTGCTGCGCCAGCTCGGCCAGTAAATCAATGGTGTCCAGCATCATGGTCAGCGTGTTAACGCTCTCACTGCCAATATGGACGGTTGGTCCCATAATCTGCTGGCCGCCCGATGCCACAGATTTGCGTAATGCAGCAATCTTTTCAGTCAGGGTTCCCCCCACATCAACATCCACGGCTCCGGCCACCTTAGTGGACTGTTTCCCGGTTATGTCAGTTTCGTCATTCCCTTCAATGCTGGCCAGCCTGTTGCCTTTCACTGCCTGGCTATAATCCCCTGCACTGACCTGCTGAATAGCTCCGGCCATCAGGGTGGCGGTACCCAGCACCGTGGTTTTGTCAGTGGCTTTAACCGTCGTTTCACGGCTGACCAGATCACGCTGTTCTGTATCGGCTTTAACAGTCCGCGCCATCGATGTTTCACTGATGGTCTGATCGGTCTGTCTCACCCAGTCGCCAGCCTGGGTAACACGCTGCGACACTTCCGCCCGCTGCTGTTGCAGCTGCTCGCCGGGTTTAACATCCGGCAGACTGGTACCATCCGGCAACGTCTGCCTGATAAACGGTTTATCCGGGCGCCCTCCGGTAAACGCAACTTCAACCAGCGTCCCTTCTGGCGGGAACTGGAACATGCCAGAGTCATTACCGGCCATAGGTACCGGCAGCGGCACCGCAGAATAAACCGGCGTCTGGTTATCCGGGTTGCCGTCTGCATCAAGCAGCTGCACATCAACGGCATAGCGCGGCCGGAACGGATCGGCAAAATTACCACTTTTCACGGCCTCACTGGGTGCCACCACTCTGGCCAGTTTTGGCAGGTGCAGCCCGGAAGCCAGTTCCGGGTAATGGCTTTCAATCTGACGCTGTGCCGGTGTTTTCTGTAAGGGCTGACCTGTTGCGCGATTTCTGGGTGTCCAGGTAACTGCCATTGTGTCATTGGTCAGGTGCACTTTAGTCACGCGCTCCCCGTTCAGCTCCACTCCCGGCCGCAGACTCTGGATCACCGGCAGCGTCATGGAATTACCGCCAGCAGCCCCCTGGCTGAACTCTGCCGGGATATCGACCGGACGACCGGCAAACATCGCTTTTTCCGCACCGCCCACATACAGGGAACCATCCGGCAGCTGGTACCAGATGTAATCCGGGATACTGAACGCCCTGCCCAGATTATTCAGCAGCTGATAACCCGTGCCGTTATGGGTGAAGTGCGGGATCGGTTTATCGCTGTAAGGAGCATCCGGCACACTGACAGCAATTCCGCTGTTTTCCTCCAGCCAGCTGGCGACCTTGCGTAAAGTGGGATGCTGAAATGAACATGGCCACATCCTTTCAAATACGCCGACCAGCTCGCGCACAAACAGACGCTGAAAACCGTTTTCGGCAGGTTGCGCACGTTCCACATAACCAGTAAACCAGCGCAAAAGCAGATCGGAATACCCCACATCCAGACGCACCAGTTTCCCGGTGTAATCCGTGGCTGTCTGTGCAGTGATAAATCCCCGGCCGCAGCTGTTCAGCTCCAGCACCAGGCTGGCATCAGCCAGGTGAACTTCATCCGTTGAAAGGTACAGGCGTTTAACTGGTTTCATCATTAACCCAAAGCATCATTGACGGGTTTCAGCACCCGTTTTTCAAACCACGTCAGTTTTTCTTCATCTTCCCCGGCACTCTGGCCGCCAGATTGTCCCGCATTACCGGCCGTCTGTTTTTTGGCAGACGTTTTGCCTGTTGCCCGGGCTTCCCGCTTTTCCTGCACGCTGATATGTTCTGCCAGGGTGAACGTGACCAGCCAGGCCATTTTCCCGTCCTGCTGCGGGGCATCAAGCATCCCGCTGAATGTCGCCTCACGAAAATTCACGGCTCTGGCCACTTCATGCGCCACGCGGTATTTCTGGCGGTTGCCTCCGGCATCCGTGGCGCTGGCCAGTTCGAAAATACGCTTCAGGATCTCCGGGCTTTTAAACGGAATTTCGCCACTGATACGCAGCTCTTTCCCTTTTGCCCCCTGTTCTGATTTGGTTGTGGCACTTGTCTGGCCGGACTGGTCTTTATCCTGAAACTGCTGCGATACGGTCACGCGCATATTTTTCAGTTGGATAGCCTCACCATTAAGCGCCAGCGTTGGGATCGAAGTCATGAATCATTCCCTTTATTCCATCCAGATTGTCACCGACCAGCATCACCGCCGCTGTGTAGACGGCTGACGGTTGCGGGATATCCTTTACCAGTTCCAGCAGCGTGGTGGCCGTATCACCGGTGCTGGTAAACACCCATGCTCTGGCACTTTTCCCCTGCAAATCATTCAGCCCGCTGGCCACATCACTGATCAGGCTGTCGCGCAGCTGCGTGAACTCACCCAGTTGCTGCTTTAGTCCGTCCAGGCTGAATCCCGCACTGGCCGCTTTTTGTGCCTGGCTGACAGCCGCCGCAGACAATGCCGCCCTGCTGGTTGGCACAGACAGCGGAATAGCCACCGGCAACCCCGCCCCGGCTTTAGCGGGGATTTGCATTTTTTCGATGGCCAGCGCCGCAGCGGATTGTGCCAGGCGTTTTACCTGAGTGAATGCCGGTGCAGGGAAAACATCGACCAGACCGTTGAGACGGATCATAAAATTCTCATGCGTCTGACCTGTCACCATCATGATCATCACATCGGCATTCCCGCCCGTTCCGTCCAGCCTTTCAGCAAGATAGCGGACGGCATTCACCGGGCTGAGATATGCCCCGTTATCCGTCTGCTGCCCCAGACCGTTTATCCACGGATGCGCCGGAACAACCGAACAATTCAGCGCAGCCAGTGAGTCAGTGAAAGCCAGACGCGCTTCACGCCACATATTCAGGCACCTCCGGCCAGTTAATATCCGGCGCAGTAGTCAGATCCAGGCGGCGCAAAGCAGTGCGATAAACGCGTAGTGTCGCCAGTTCTGTTTCTTCATCGGCTGAAATATCACCGTCTTTTTGTGCGTCCTCCAGCCAGTCAATCCGCGTTGTAACCTCTGCCATACGGTTGTTACGTTCGGCCTCGGCGTTTGCCAGATGATCGCGGATTTGCTGCAATTTGCCGTCTTTATAAAACCAGTCATCCCCCAGCGTGACGCGCAAATTAGCTTTTGTGGCCGGAAGCTCGACAACGCTCAAATTAGCCGGGAAAAACGCATGAATATTTGTCGTGAACGTTCTCACGCTACCATCATCGTCATAGCCAATTTTCAGCGTTTTAGCTTCATCAAATAACTTAATAACGTCATACCAGTCATTGCCTTTATCATCCTGCAAAAACAGGACGTTCTGGCCGTCAATAATCTTCGGTCTGTCAGTAGTGTCTGGTGTATATGGGGTGAATTTGCCAAAGCTCTGCATCTTTATTTCCTTTTAATTGATGACATACCAGGTGTTATTCACAAGTTTTCGTGTATAGCGAACAATAAAATTACCAACGTTACTGCTCCCACCAACCATACTAAAGTTGTACATAGCTGCGCCATCCGTCCCACGTGGATATCCCCAACCATCCCGGAATCCAACTTCAGCCGGTGCAGTAAGGTCGATATTCTGGACAAAGTTCTGTAATACCCATTCCTGAGTTGCGTAGTTATCTCTTGGCTGATAGCGAGCATCAAAATTACCGTAATTAGATGGTGTAACTTGTCCGTTTATTGAAAAAGTAATGCTGCCATCTGTATTTCTCTGACTATAAAAATGCCAGCCTGAATCATCCCTCATTTCTATAACGACAGGTCGCTCGGCACTTCCCCATAGATTAAAATCAGCATTTTTAGTTGTGTTATTAGCACTTGATAGAGAAAATTTTTTACTGTCTCCAGCTTGCACGATACCAATAGCACCCAGGTAGCCACTGACTGTGCCGCCAGTTATCGGTAATGCACCAACCTCACTAGCAGTCGGCTTATAGCTCGTGTTGTAGTCCACTACCCACGCCGTTTGCACAGACATGTCGCCGTTCCATGTCTGACGACTGGCCTTCATTCCATGATGCGTGAAATATTGCTGCAACCATACATCGCCTGAACGCCCCACGAACATGAAGCCGTAGCCATACAGTTTGCTACCATTCCGATCGGTTGGAAAATCAGCAACTGTGTCAGGATTTGCAACGCTTACCAGCCACCATCCAGGCGTAGCAGCAGAGGCCATCGTACCGTTATTTGTGATAGTCCCTCGGGGATAGTTCGGTATGGCGCCAACATTATTCAAAAACAGATTTTTGTCAGGTACATCCGCGCCGTTCTGGTCTTTTTGCAGTGCACCAGCCGCCTTATTAACCGTATCCTGCAAACCAATATTCTGAACAAACAACGGCGGGTTCGGGATATCGGCACCATTACGCTCTTTTGCAAGACGCGCGTTTGCATTATCCATCGCAATTTTAACCGCCTTTGGTGTTGCTGCTTGCCCTTCACTGGTGCTGTCTGTCGCGCTGCTTAACTGAGTGAATCCCTTTGCACTGGTAGTGGCATCAGGATGATTTCGGGACTGCTCATGCTTTTTCAGCGCATCGCTGGCCTGTTGTTCGTTCAGCGTTCCTTTTGGCCGTAAATCCGTGATATTGCCATTTACATCAATACTGGCCACAGCAAACACGTAATGCTGCACACCGTTCTGCACGTAATCCGCCAGGTTTTCCGCCACCGTGATTTTGCACTGCGCATTCCAGACACTGGTCAGTGCTCCTGTCCAGCACACATCCAGCCAGACTTTGACCGGCTTTGTCGTCACGGTGATATTCTGATTGTCAGCCAGTGACGTACGCAGTCCCGCCACATAGCCGGTGCCTTTGGTAACAAAGAACTGATTGCCCGTTTTACCGACCAACCAGCCATCGCCAAAGAATGCCGCAGCGCCGTAAATATCCGTATTTTCCAGGCGCTGGCGTTCATCCATTCCGGCCATCCGCGCCGTGAAGTCAATCTGCCAGGTTTCAGCCGGTGTATTAATCCCGGTTTCAGTCTGTGCGCCGTTGTACTCCATCAGAAACGAACGGGTAAGCACATTCCCCTGCTGCCCTTCCGCTGTTTTCAGCTTTTGCTGTAAGGGCGCATGAACAATCATGGCCAGGGTGCCGCTGGCCTTATTCAGTAGACCGATCCAGTTGAAACTGAAATCGCCCACGTCAGCGCCCAGAACGGCGGAATACACCACGCCATTTTCATTCACCACGCCAGTGCGGGTAACAGGCTGCCGGTGCACAATCTGCTCCACAGGCGGCAATGCTTCACTGCGATCAACAGGAATATCCGGGTTCAGCCCTGGCACATTCGCAAACACAAATTCATCCAGTAACACCGGCTCACCAGTCGCACCCTGCTGCGCTTTCCAGTGTTCAAACGCCAGCGTGATAGCTGTCTGTGACATATAAAACTCCTTACAAACCTGCGCTGAATGTCGCGCTTTGGGTTTCCGTCCCTGCTAACGAAGCCGGATAAACCACGTATTCCCCCTGATCCCATCCGGCTCTGATGGCCATTTTTTCCGATGTGATCACCTCAAACTGATAGCGGCGGCATGTTCGCCCGTACTGCCGGATTATCTGGATAAGCAGCTGCGTGTTGTCTGCTATCTGGCTGTCCGTCACACGAACCAGGATCACATCCCAGTCAATATCTGGCTGACGCTCCCGCAGCTCCACATATCCAATGCCCAGCCGATCAAAGATATTGATAAATCCCTCAACGGAACCGGCATCACGCGCATTCACAAAGGCATACGCCACACGCTTACGAAACAGGCTCAGTGGCTCACCATCGAAGCGGGTTATGTCCCGGTCATACGCCAGCAGGTTCAGTAATGCCGGTGTGCAGGTCAGCGGATCAAACTGGTTCAGTGGCCAGGTTATCCAGCCGTAAACCTCCGCCCAGAATCGCCGCGCTGTTTTCAGCAGCTTCTTCGGTTCCCCCTGATTCATCCAGGAAGGAAGTACCATCCCGGCCAGCTTTTTCATGAACTCATTCATTTTCAAGACTCACTACCAGTGACTTCAGGCGCGGCACATTCAGCTCACTGGTAATGTCACCCAGTGAAAAGGACAGCGAATCCGCCAGCGCAAAGGTTTTGTGGATCTCCCGTCCCAGCTGAGAAAACGAGAAGCGCGAATATGGCCACGTCTTTCTGACGTCAAAATCAGCGTTTTCACGAAAGGCACAGCGGATCATGTTTTCAATCCCGTCCTTCAGGCTGTTCCGTTCGTCGTCTGTCAGGTTGGCCAGATTTCTGACGTACACCGTCACGGCCAGATCGTGAAGGGTTTCCGGCATGGCGTAACACTGCATATCATCGCCGTGGCCGTGATGCCCCTGCGTGTTGATGTAATCATTCACCGCATTCACAAACGGTGCGGAAGTCACCCCGCTGTCCAGCAATAAATAGGCGTTTGCGGTACCTGGTCCCCTCGGCGCTTCATGCTCAAAGAAAATCCGGTCAATACTCAGCCCGGCAACACCGGCAATCATTGAACGGTAAACCGCATCCGTGTGGTAATTGCCCACCAGGTTAAACTGGTTGCGGCAGCGCTCACGCAGTTCATCATCACTTTCCTCATCGGCACCCGGCACCGTCAGCCAGTTTTCCTCGCTGGCCACATGGCTGATGCCGTCAACGGCCACAGGTAAAATGCGGTAATACCCTGGCGCAAGGTTATAGGCTCCCCCGGCTCCGGTGGCTTTCACTGGCAGCAAGGCGCTGGCCGTGCCGGAAGGGATCACCACATCGGCAGTGGTCGCCAGTTCGTACACCCTGCCGTTGATGCGTTCAGTCTGGATAACCGTTCCGGCCTTCACCGTCACAACGGCTCTGGCATCTTCCTTAAAGAAACGGATCACACCCTGCGCAGCGCTGGCAGGTTTCGCCGTCACGTTCACCGCCCAGGCCAACAGGCGCAGCATGCTCCCGCTGGCCGTGGCCACAAACATATTGGCCAGCACCGTGGACACCAGAACCTCTTTCAGCCACATCACCGGCGCAGTCACAATGGCCGTAATTAACCGCCAGAACGGTGACATACGGGATGTGTTGGTGATCATGCCCTCCTCAGCCGCAATCGCATTAAAGCGATCCCGCACTTCAGATTCCGTCACCGGCATCCCGCTGGCCTTCACCACTTCCTCAAAATCAACCTGCGGTTTTTCCGTCATAAATCCACCTGCGCAGATATGCCGCCAAAGTCATAGGTACTGGCCGTTATCCATAATCGTTTCTGGCTTTCCTCACTGATTTCCACTGTTCCCGGAATAATCCGTTCATCATCTTCAATCAGTAATTCCATACGGGTAAAAATATCCGCCCGCATTGTTGGGCTGCGTTCGGCAATCAGTTCCGTTGCCAGCCCACTTTCAATAATGGAATGAATAATGTCCTGCCCGATACTTTTACGGTTATTACACAGTTCAGGTTCATATCCGGTATTCAGAACAAAATCACCGCCCTGAATAAGCAAATCTATATAAAGGCTCTCACTCATGCGCCCAGCTCCTGAAATTCCATTAACTGACCGGGTGTAATCATTTCTTTCGGATAAATGTTTACCGTGTCAATTTTCCGGCTATTGTCGGTCACGGACTTAGCATTACTGTTAATCGTTTTGGTAATTCCGCCCTTCTCAATTCCTTTTAATTCACCTCCGGTTAAAAGCCTGTCTGGGGTGAAACTATTTTGCGTCACCGCAGGAAGTGCGCCTTCAGCTTTTGCGGATTGTTTTAACTCTGGTACCGGATACACCGCTGTTTCATTTTTAGCGATACCTGCTGAAGCAGCGCCCGCCAGTTCAATATCAACACCCGGAATATTATTTAATTTACTTACAATCCAGTTCCATGATTTCAGAAAGCCGTTTTTAACGGACAGCCAGACATTATCAAACAATGACACAATGCCCGTGGCCAGTCCGCTTAATGCCTGGGAAGGAGAAAACCCGGTCAGCATGGAAATAAAACTGTTCCAGCCTTCGCTGATAAACTGCCAGGCTGAAGCAAACACCCCGGCAAGCCATGCCACTACCCTGGCGCATGCCTGAAATGCAGCGGTATCCATGACCGCGTTCTTTACCGTGTCCCAGTGTTTAATCAACAGCCAGCAACCGGCAGCAAGCAAAGCAACGGCACCAATCACCAGCAGGATCGGCCAGCTCATCAGATTGATACCTATCCCAGCCATCATTGCCGCCATACGAACCGCCAGCAACGTACCGCGCAGAAATTTCAGCGTGGCGTTCCAGGCGACCACAGCAATGTTCCCCAGCCAGACAGCCGCGGTGTAGATTTTCGTGACGGCTGTCAGCGCCACCCAGATCCCGCGCAACCCCATCATGATGAATCTGGAGACACCCATCACGATGTTGGCGACTGCGCCCACAGCCGCAAAGCTGAGCAAGGCCATTGCCGCATAACCGACAACACGCGCAATGTTGGGAAACAGCTGCATCCAGCGGGCAAAGGTCTGCCCCATATCGGCCAGACGATTCAGTACCGGATATAACACCGGGATCAACGTCAGGCCGATTACGGTCTGGATAGCCTTCAGGATTGCGACAAACCGATCCCACGGCTTCACCATTTTCTGCGCCATTTCCTGGGTACGCTTCAGACCATCAGCACCGCCCAGTTCTGTGATATTGCGCTGAAGCAGCGCCACATTACCGTACAGGTGTTTTACCACTGCCGAACTGTCACCAAATGCCGCATCCAGTTCAGCCTGGGCTTTCAGGTTCCCTTCCAGGCTTTTGCCATACTTGCCCTGTAACTTGATCAGCATTTCAGGCATGGACAGCATTTTGCCGGTGGAATCCGTGAAGGACATCCCCAGCTTTTTACCGCCCTCAATGGCTCCGGTCATAAAGCCTTCATAAGCGCTGCTGGCTTCCGTGCCCAGTGTCCGCTGAAGCTGTCCCAGCACGGCCAGCTGTTCATCCAGCCCCACGCCGTAGTTAGTACCCACGCCGCGCGCCCCTTCCATCAAATCCTTGATAGCGGCCATTTCCGTGCCAAAGGTTTTGCGCATATACACCATTTTTCCGGCCAACTGTTCAGCAAACTCAACTTTGCCCAGCCGGTTGGCATCGGCGGAAAAGTTACCGAACATCTGCCCCATAAACTCAGCGGTTTCCGCAGCGGTGGATTTAAGCGCAAACGCCAGAGTATTAGCGACTTTCGTCACTTTCGGCAGCTCATTCCCGGTCAGCCCGGCAATAGAGGCGTTTATACTTTCCGTGGACTGTACAAACTCCACTGCGCTGGCGCCGTAGGTCGTACTGAAGCGCAGCGCATCACGCTGAACGGCCTTAAGCGCAGAATCATCGATCCCTTTTGCGGCCGCATCATTCAGCGCATCATACATTTCAATGGCGGGCATCAGTGCACCTTTAATGGCCATCCCTGTACCCGCCAGCGCCAGAACACCGCCGCCAATCTGCATAAAGGCTTCTTTTGATTTTTCAGCAAAGCCCGTTACGTTGCCCTGCGCCTGTTTTAACGGGCGGGACAATTTATCAATCAGGCTTAATGTAAAATCTAACTGTTTCATTCAGTGCCTTTAAATGCTTTAGCCACGCCATTAGCCACGGCTATTCCCGTATATTCCCAGTGACGGTTATCCAGCCATATAGCGGCGGCAATATCGTCAACGGAATCCTGACCATGTGGTAAATAATGACGGCGAAGAATTAAATACTGTTCGAGTCCATTTCGTTCAATATCATGGACTCGCTTTGTCAGTTTTTTACTTCAATCTCCAGTTCCGGCGCGTAAATATCATTAACCTTACTGACCAGTTGCAACGCTGCACCCGGACGTTTTAATACGTCAATCAGTGCTTCTTTTGTTTCCGGGGTAACAATACGCATCAGATAATTATTTGCAGGTGCAACTTTATTATCCATTGCCATTTCGTTAATCAGTTTATTGTAAGCAGTCTGATTAGGTTCAAAAACAATATCTGCACCACAAACACTCAGTTTAATTTGTTCCATAAATAACACGCTCTCTTAAATTAATTTCATCGACTAACTGATTATGACGCGCCGCACACTGGCCATATATTTCAAGGTAAGCAGTCAACAGTTCCGCTGCGTCTTTACCTGTTGCCCCGTTCAGGCGCGGCAGCTGCGTGGCGCATCGTGTTTTCAGGTTTTCCTGATAACGCACGTTCGGTACCAGCGACGGCGCTGTTGTACATGCTGACAAACTCATCAGACAGGCACCTGTTAGTAAAAACCGGCTTAAGCACTTCCGTGCGGATCTCTCGCGGTTGCGCATTTCTTAGCGCCTCCAGTTTATCTTCCAGCGCCCTGGCGGAATCACTGGCAATGCCCTGCATCACCTTTCGCGATTCATTACCCGCCACCTGCGCCGCCGTGTTGATTGCCAGCTCCAGGCTGTCTCGCCGCCAGTCAGCGGTCAGCCAGCCCCAGACAAACGCCAGCGCCACCACAACCAGCCACTGCGCGTGACTCATCAGCGCACCCCGTTATGTTCCAGGCTGAAATGATTACCATCCGGTCTGGATTTGAAGCGCCCGCCCCAGCTTCCGCCCAGTGATTCCCAGTATTCACCCAGTGGCAGATAGTCCTCTGTACGGGTCTGGTACTGGCCATTCACAAACAGATTAAAATCCACGGCCAGACGCTGGGTGTGCAGACTGTTCGAAATACCGCTGCCCTTCTTCGCGTTCAGCACCGCCTGTTCCGGGGTGCGGTACGCTTCACCAAACGTCAGCCGGTAGCCGCGTTCTTCCGCCCAGTGGATTAGATTGGCCACCATGACAGTAAACAGTTGCTGCTTTTCACTTAACGTCACTTGCTACCCCCTTTACCTAAAAAATCGATCCCCTTTCGGCGCAGCCAGGCTTCAACGCCATTCAGACCGAGAATACCCAGCGCGGAACCAATCCCGGCCAGCGCCAGTGGATGAATATCCGGGACAAAGTACAGTGCCACTCCAGCCGCAACCGACAGAGCGCTACCGACAATGACGCGCCCCGCAACCAGCCGCAGAGTTATCGGCTCCCCACTGCTCAACATTTTGCCCAGCGCAATCAGCGCCCCCATCACCGCCAGGGCAATAAACCCTTTCTCATAGTCCTGCATCCCTGCCCCCTATCCGATCAGGTTTTCCGTGGCTTCCGCTTCCAGATACGGCACACCGTTGATATTCACGAACTTGGGACTGGTCACAAAATATTTGATTTTGTGAGTCGCCACACCGCCGCCCTTTGGATCGATATCCAGCAGATTACTCAGTTGGAGTTTGTTGCCGAACGATTCCACTTTCATTTCTTCGCTGCCCGCTTTGGCATAGAAAAGAAAATCCAGCGGCGGAATACCACGCCACGAACCTGCTGCGCGGGCTTTGGCCGTCAGCACACCCAGCACTTTGGAACTGACTTCAATTTCGCCCTCTGCGGCCACATCACCATCAACATGGCCATCCGGCACACCACGGGTCTGGGCGGCGGCGCTGTTATCCGTGATATCGAGTGTGATTTTCTCGATATGGATCAGATCGCCATCAAGATAGGTATCAAACGACATACCCGAAATACGTTTACTCATGCAGCGCCCTCCAGACTGGCATCCAGTAACAGACTGATGGTGATTTGCAGCGGAACTTCCCAGGTGCGTACCACCAGATAAATATCCACCGTCTTTTTGTTCTTCCAGACAATGGTCACATCACCCTCCTGCGGCGGCTTCACTTCCCCCGGAAATGACACGCCATTGATACTGGCTGCCGTAGACATTTCACGCAGTGGACGTGCAAACAGCGTCTGGTGTGCAGCAATGCTGCCCGGTGTGCTGTTCAGTGAGCGATCCGCAATTTTGCTGATAGCCAGCAGACGTACACGACGCGCCGCTTTATCGGCAACACGCAGGGTTTCAATCGACTGGTAATCGCCGCCTTCCACATCCAGCGTTCGCCCGTCTGCCCAGTAAAAACCGTCATAATCCGGGTACCACATCGGTACACTAAAGCGCTGCGCTTCCAGTGCCCGAAGCGTGGCCAGCTCCAGTACCGCCCCGGTACCATCAACCGGCATTTCATCACTGCCCAGATTCAGCAGCGCCCCGGTTTTCACACGGGCGGGACTGTCTGCGATAGTCACGGCACGGCTGCACAGACGCCCAGCCAGCACACCCGGCTCATTTCCCCACAAACGCGGGATCAGCTGCACCGCCTTCTCTGCAATACCGTCCTGGATTGCAGACACACGGGTCAGGTAATCCGCCTGGGCTTCTTCTTCCTGCATTCCCTGCACGGCCAGAATGAACCACACCCAGCGCCCATATTTGGAAATCAGCGTGGATCGTAACGTCACCGCCTGATTCACCTGGGCTTTTGCCGTCACATCACTGGACAGCACCACCCCTTCCACCGAACACACCACCTGTGCAGCCAGAACCGCTTTCACCCAGGCATCGTCCTCAGCATCTGCGGGCAGCACATGAATAAATCCCCACCAGTTCTGACCGGCGTTTGCCAGTGCCGCCAGAACATCGTTTTTCAGCGGGCTTTCCCCCTCTCCCAGCAGTGCATCAAAGTCACTCTGGGCATTCACCGCCAGCGTTTTCCCCACATTTTTGGTACCCGTACCGATAAACAGCAGCGTGCGCTCCACTTCATTGGTTTCACCCAGCAGCTGGTTTACCTGGTTCACGGTCACGTTTGGCCAGGTCATGCTTTCCCCTTAATATCCTGCGCCTTAACATCCCAGCCAAAGCCAATGGCCTGAAGCTGACGCGCCAGCGCGTTATCAAATTCATCGTCACTCATGCCCAGAAAGACACGGGCAGGAAGATCCACTGTCCAGCTGGTTTTCACCGCCTTACCGCTGAGTTTTCGGATCAGTAACCCCGCCCGGCTGTATGGCATCGTTTGGGTTAACTCGCCCAGCGTGGGCTTTTTCCAGCGTTTACCGGTGCGTACCCGGTACCCCAGCGCCCGCAGTTTTTTGGCCTGGGCTGGCGTGGCCATTTTTCCGGTCTCCGCCTTCCGTGGCTGGCTGCGACGGCTGACACTGACACGCATCCCGTTTTGTTGCGCATATCCGACTGTCCCGGCCGGTACCGGCGTTTCCCCGTTCCGGTAGCCACCGCCCTGCAAATAAATCCGCACCGCCTGAATCTCTGGCATTTCACGGATATGCAGCAGTTTTGGCAGGTTCCGCAGCATCTTTCCTTTGCGCTTCGTTTTACGCCCCAGCCATTTCTGGCCATCCGGTGCTTCCTGATTACGGACATGCCGTTTTGCGGCGGCAATCACGCCGTATTTGGCCAGCCTCCAGATAAGACGCTGGCGCTTTTTGGGCGGCAGCTCCATGCTGGCCAGTGATTTACGCAACTCTGCCAGCTGTTTTTTATTCAGCTCGCCACCGGCAATCATTCGTTACCGCCTACCGGCGCACCGGTTTCATCCACGCCATAAATATTGGCGGTGATCGCTATCCAGACTTCAGGGTTAACCAGCGACCAGCGTTTCCCCTGCCACGGGATCACCCCGTTTTCGTCCTCCCTGATCACCAGTTCTTCCGCCATTGGTACCGTCAGCACAATGGTGGCGGTTTCCTCATCCTCCACTGACACATCCCAGTCCGGTTCAGCTTCAGTCAGGCCGACTTCATCCAGTAATTCCCTGTCAGCCTCATCCAGCCACGCGGCCAGCAGCGACATAAGCAACTGCGGCGGACACAGGCGGTACGGGAAACGCTGCCAGCTGATTACCGCGTCATAGCGAATCACCGCCTGGCGGTACTGTCCCAGCCCGTAATCCTTCGCGGCGGGGATGAACTTCATTTCATCCAGCACACTGTCAAATGACTGCATGGCGCGCGGCGGCACGTTTTGCTGAAAAAATGCGGTCAGGCTCTCAAGCTGTGTCTGGCTCATACTTTTTTCACCGTTGCCCGTTTAAGCCCCTTCATGCGACGGATAACCACTGAAGCCTCAGCCAGTAACCCGGCGCGGGTCTCCATACTCTCCTGTCCCGGATGGGTTTCACGTCGCCCGACAGTGGCGAACTCCCCCAGCAGATCCGCTTTTGCCCTGGCAAATACCGCTTTCATGTACTGGGCACACAGGCTGTTAAGCCCGCTCATTTTTACGCCCGGAACATCTGCCGCCAGCGTGTGGCCTTTTGCTTTCCAGCTGGCCTCCACGCTTTCCAGCTCGGCATTCACCTCCGCAACTGCGGCCAGCAGTGCCTGACTGATGGTGTCCGCGTCGATATCGGCTGGCAGTGACCGCTGCGCCTGAAAGTCCTTCAGATTCAGATCCGGCCAGAACCCGTTATTCGTCAGCGGCTCATCCTGATAATCCAGCGGTTTTCCGCTAAACATAATTCCCCCGAAAAAGGCGGACTGACCGGTTTCCACGGCACAGTGACACACGGAGTGTTCTGCCCTCCACCGCGTCCGCCTGGCTTGCGGTAGTCTTTACCCCTGCGTCAGTTTTCGGATACGGGCGGCAATCGTCTGCCGTGCCGTTCTGACGCCGATTTTTAAATAGTACTTTTCTGCGGTGGCCAGCAGTTGATCGGCTTTCTCCAGCGTTTCAATGTCGTCCACACTCGCGGCCGTTGTCTGGCCATCTTCGCCGCGCAGCAGCTCCAGCCCGGCAAACTTGAACCACTTGGCCGTAACCTGTTCATGCAGCCGCCAGGTACTGGCAACGCGCTCAAATGTGCGGGAAAAATACGGTTCAACACTTTCCCCGCGCCCGGATGTTTCCTGCGCCCAGGCCAGCATCGTATCGGCCACAAACGTGGGAAAATTGCTGCGCAACCGATCCGGGGTTGCCTGCTGCTGGCTGATTGCAATGTCAGCCCAGTCCAGCGCCTTATCCAGATCGCCCACGTCAAACAGCCAGATAACACACCAGGCAAATACCGGGTTGGCATACACCTGCCCGCTTTCCAGATACGCTTCCACAGTCGGTGTCCAGCGCGGCAGCAACACATCCCGCTTAAACTCAACGCGATCCGCGATTGTCGGCAGGTTACGGGCATGTTCCACATCCGCTTCCAGCGCCTTAATCAGCAGGTGCATGCTTTCCGTGGTTTCCAGTGCCTGACTGCGTTTCAGCTTTTGTTCCATCGCAATGCGCTGGCTGTGACGCTGCGCAGGAGAAAGTGCCATTTATCAGCCCTCTGCTGGTTCGGAAACCTTGCCGATGGTCACGGCGGATTCATCAATGGCCGCATACAACTCCGGCACTTCAACCGCATAGCCTTCATTACGCAGGTATTTGTTTTCGAACTGCTTACGGTCTTCAACAAATTCCGCCTTACGCATGCGGGTGTTGCGCTGGGTGTAGATATGCAAATTAGAAAGCGGCGTGACGACCATACGTTTACCCGGCATAAACGGCGGGATAACAGCAGGACGGCCAGCAATGGTGCTGCCCAGCATCTGCGCCGCGATTTTCTCAGTCGGGCGGTCTGCGGCCTGATACAGTCGGTATTGTTCAGCAGCGACCAGATCGGCTCCGACCAGAACCACCAGACGCGGGTCATTGCGGAACTGTGCCGGAATCTTGGCGTTAATCAGGTCTGAAGCCATTGCATCCAGTGATTTGTAATCCCCGGCTTCATCCAGCACGACCGGATCGGTCATAATCTGATTACCACCCAGCAGCGTTTTCATACGCTCATGCCAGCCGATGTTGACATCTTCGCCGTTCGGGTTATCCGTTGGATTCGTCGTTTTGGCACGGCTCTTACCGTTAAAACCAATACGCAGCATATCCAGCGCAAACGCCTGTGTGGTAAACGCCTGGACCAGGTTGTAAAACTCGTTTTCGTCCTTACCGGCATTGGCCCAGACCGAAAGCAGATCCCAGCGCAGTGCGGCGCAGCTGTCCGTTTCAACCAGTGAATAGTCATTGCCGTCCACGCCAACCTGACGAACAAAGCGGCCATTTTCACTGCGGCCGGTATGCAGCACGGAGGAACCGACAGAAATCACCTGGCCACTCAGCTGGTCAACATCCAGACAGGTGATCATGTTCAGGAACTCCACGGACTCCAGCAGCGCCAGACGCAGCGCGTTTTCCTGCGGGTCATTCAGGGAGAAATAACGACTGGTATCACGTGCGCCAAACTGCTGCGCCATACCACTCGAATATTTATCCAGTAAATCCCGTGCACGATTATTAAGGTGCATAAAACTCCCTCGCGATTAAGCGATAATAAAAATGTTTTGTACTAATTAACGTCAGAACGTATTACAGGAAATTAAACTTACCCGCTTTTTCTGAAATCTTACGCCCTGGTGTACGGGTGGATTTATTACCCAGATCGTTAAAACGTTTAACGATATCTTTTGCATTATCACGAATAGCCGCAAATTCTTCGGTATCGACCACTTCCGCAATGGTATCCACATCACCCTGAACATCATTGAGCTGATTTTCAATTTTGGCCACACGGCCTTCCAGTTCGTTTACCGCGTTGGCCAGCGCCTGTAACTTATCATCACCCTGCGCGGTATCATCAGGCGGCGTTTCATCTTCAAACTTCGGTTTAATACCAAACAATTTTTGCCAGTTCTTCATTCGTATTTCCTGTTTAATTTTTCCATCACGGGAAATCACACAACTGTAATATCCCTGCTTAGATAATTTTTTGCGCCGACTACTAAAGCGCAGCCGTGTGGTGCCAACACTGGCGGGAGTATCTGTAACCGCCAGCCCCTTGAGGTATGTACGCCCACTACCGCGCCAGTTTTCTTCCGGTTCAATCGAGAAGAACAGGAGCTGATCTTCATGGTTGGCGAATATTAATCGCATATTCGGGCAAAGGCTGACGTAAAGCCTCGCCAGTCCGTCCTCACCATCATGCCAGGTGGCTTCCAGTACCTCCCCAAAATTACCGCAATCATCCTCGTGTTCTGGCCAGATTAGAGCGACATAGTGGTTATAGTCATAGGTTTCCCCCATATCGATAATCCACTGGCGTTTAATATCCCTGCCGTCAACGGTATCCCCTTCGGTAGCAACACACAGCCAGTCAGTTTTTAAATGCGACATATCCCCCCTGATTTATTCACCGACGCTGCAAATCAATTATTGCCAAATAAAACCACCACCGCATCACGCTTTATTCTGAACAGTTCGGTTATCACGTATTACCGAACAGACGCGAATTAACACCGCCGTTTTTTCATAACAGCCACGGCATAATTATCCGCATGGCTAAATACTCAGAAGAACTAAAAGGCGTTGTCCGCGCACTTTATTTGCGCCGCTATACGCCCAAAGAAATTGCATCAGAATTAAATCTGCCGAATGCGCGGATCGTTTACTACTGGGCTGAGAAATACAGCTGGGCTGATTTACTCAGCTTTGAAAGCACAGAGGAGGCAATCGAACGCCGCTACCAGCTGCTGGCCAGCCGCGATAATAAAACCGATCTCGACCTGAAAGAAATGGACATGCTGATTGCCCACGCCACAAAGCTGCGTGCTCAAAGCAATAAGCATAAAGAAAAGATGGCCAGCGGCCAGAGTAACGGGCAGGCTGCTGCGCGGGACAGCAACAACGATGAGCCCCGCCCCAAACGCAAAAACAGGAAAAACGATATTTCCTCTCTGACCCAGGCGGATTTTGACACCTGGGCGGAAGAACATCTTTTTGAATACCAGAAACACCTGCGCCGGAATATTGGCCAGCAGGTCAGGAACATCCTTAAAAGCCGCCAGATCGGTGCCACCTGGTACTTTGCATTTGAAGCCTTTGAAAACGCGGTCATGACAGGCGATCCGCAAATCTTCCTGTCTGCCTCCAAAGTCCAGGCGGAATACTTCCGGTCTTACATCGTCAACATTGCAGAACAGTATTTTGGCATCACGCTGACCGGCAACCCGATCCGCCTCAGCAACGGCGCTGAACTGCGTTTTCTCTCAACCAACAAAAACACGGCACAGTCCTACAGTGGCCACCTGTACTGTGACGAATATTTCTGGGTGCCTAACTTCGCCAGGCTTAACGAAGTGGCCAGCGCAATGGCCACCCATGACAAATGGCGTACCACCTACTTTTCAACGCCCTCAGCCAAAACGCACCAGGCTTACCCGTTCTGGACGGGTGAGGAATGGAAACAGGGCAGCAAAAAACGCGCGGCCGCTCAGTTCCCGTCCTTTGATGAAATGCGCAACGGCGGACGGCTTTGCCCGGATGGTCAGTGGCGCTATGTCATCACGATGGAGGATGCCATTGCGGGCGGCTTCAACCTGGCCAACATCGAGAAGCTGCGCAACCGCTACAACACCGCCACCTTCAACATGCTCTATATGTGCGTGTTCGTGGACAGCAAGGATTCCGTATTCAGCTTTTCTGACCTGGAAGCCTGCGGTGTGGAGGTGGACACCTGGCAGGATCACAACCCGGATGCGGCGCGGCCATTTGGTGACAGGCCAGTATGGGGAGGCTTTGACCCGGCACGCAGCGGCGATTTATCGTGTTTTGTGATTATTGCCCCGCCGATGTACGCCGCAGAGAAATTCCGCGTTCTGAAGGTCATTAACTGGAAGGGCATGAACTTCCGCTATCAGGCCAGGCAGATCGAACTCCTGTTTAAAAAATATAACTTCACCTATCTGGGAGTGGACGTTACCGGCATTGGCCAGGGTGTTTTTGACAACATCCAGCATTTTGCCATGCGCGTGGCCGTCGCCATTCGTTACGACATGAACACGAAAAATCAGCTGGTTCTGAAAGCGGCGGACGTGGTGGAAAGCCAGCGTATTGAATGGGACAAAAACCTGAAAGAGATCCCGGCCAGCTTTATGGCTGTACGCCGCACCACCACGCAAAGCGGTAACGCCATGACATTTGTCGCTGACCGCAGCCAGGACACTGGCCACGCAGAGGCGTTCTGGGCCATTACCCACGCACTGCATAACGAACCACTCAACTACGAAAACAAACCGAAATCCCGCTGGGGTGTAAGGAAAGAGGCTGCATGAGTAAAAAAAACCGCTTCGTTAAGCGCAACCCGCGCGGCGATAAGTCCAAAAAAATGAGCATCATCACGTTCGGCAAACCGGAACCTGTCCTGACCACCGGCACGGATTACCGCGACATCTGGTACGACAATGCCGCCGATCACTTTACCCAGCCGATTGACCGGCTGGCACTGGCACAGCTTATCAATCTGAATGGTCAGCATGGCGGCATCATCCATGCCCGGAAAAATATGATTGTGTCTGATTATCTGGGCGGTGGCCTGACTTACGACCAGCTGGAAGCCGCAGCGTTTGACTATACAACCTTCGGGGATATTGCGATTGGTAAAATCCGCAACGGATGGGGGGATGTAATTGCCCTGGAACCTTTACCCGGCCTGTATATTCGCCGCCGTAAAGTCAGGGACAACGCCACAGACCAGCCCGGCGATTATGTGGTGTTACAGGACGGTGAACCGCAGGTATGGCCGCAGGAAGATATCATTTTTATCAAGATGTACGACCCGCAGCAGCATATCTACGGGCTGCCAGACTATATCGGTGGCGTACACTCGGCATTGCTTAACAGTGAAGCCGTGATTTTCCGCCGCCGCTACTACCACAACGGCGCTCATACTGGCGGCATTCTCTATACACGTGATCCCAGCATGACGGATGAAATGGAAGAAGAAATTGAACAGCAGCTGCGTGACAGCAAAGGTATCGGCAACTTCTCCACCATTCTGGTGAACATTCCTGGCGGGGATGGGGATGCGATCAAGTTCATTGAAATGGGGGATATCTCCGCAAAAGATGAATTTGCCAACATCAAAAACATCAGTGCGCAGGACATTCTCAACGCGCACCGCTTTCCTGCTGGCCTGGCCGGAATTGTCCCGCAGAACACTGCCGGCCTGGGGGATGTTGAAAAGGCGGAAAGGATTTACAAGAAAAGCGAGATAGCGCCCATTCAGCGCCGGTTTATGACTGCCGTGAACAACGATCCCGAAATACCGGAAAGGCTGCATCTTAACTTTGATTTAAGTTACACAGAATCAACGGATAAGGATGCGGCATGAGGCGAAAAAGGCTAAAATCCAGGCATCATTTAACAGCTGGAGCATGGAATATGCGAGTTCTGAAAATCGAATGCCCGGAATGCGGCTCAAAGGCTGTTATTCGTAAAACAAACCGGAAGCACCGGCAGATTGCGGATATTTACTGCGCCTGTTCAGATGTGGAGTGTGGCCATACGTTTGTGATGAATCTGACGTTCTCCCACACTCTCAGCCCCAGCGCGAAAACGGGTGATGCAATGGTGCAGAAAATATTGAATGCACTGTCACCCGATCAGCGTCAAATGGCATTAGACCTACTGAAAGCGACTCCCGCCGCCTGATAAGCCCCCTTCCCGGGGGTTTTTACTTTCATATTCATCAAGTTTACTTTCCAGATCTGAAGTCAGCTCGCTTAGCCAGGCAAGTGCAATGTCCTTTTCACAGCCAGTGCAATTACTTTTGGCGATCAACCTGGTAAACAACGCAATCCGCTGCAATGCGATAGTTTCCATAAACAAATCCTGCACAAGCATCCTCCTAAAAACAGAATAACTGTATATTCATACAGTATACATTTAAGCACAAAATGTGAAAGTGATTTTTGCTGCTATTCGTTGACAAACAGTGATGTATCACAGACTTACGAGGCTACAACCACCCCGGCCACAGCTCGTGCATTGGCTCGTTTCGTGTCTCCTGTAACCTGCCATTACGGTAAATCAACGCCGCCTGGCCAAATCTCAAACCACTGCCCCGCATGAGAATGGCTATTTCATCGTCAGAACCTTCAAAACCCCGGCTGCGCAATTCCAGTTTTAACCGTCTGCGGGTTCCACCCTCCGTACAGTTATTGACAGAACTCCAAGGGGCGGCGTTGCCGCCAGAAAAACCCGCCTCCGCTGGCGCTTCGGCCAACTTCGCTACCTTCTGCCACTTCACCAGTCGCGTACATACCGCTGAATCTGGAACCAATGGAGAATAGACACCCTGAACGCGCTGCACGTCCTCTGCGTATTCATTACCCTGCTCAGTGATTTCATAAGCCAGACGAACAACCAGATCGCGGCGGGCAACCAGTGCGCCACCCTGCGCCTGGGTATATGCCGCCCAGTCCCCAACATCCGCAGCAGCCAGAACCGCATCCATTCTGCGGTCAGTCAGTACCTGATCACGCAACCGACGCAGCTCACGCCAGACTGTCACCGGCGCACCACCAATCTGCTGAAACTGGCGAATGCGCCAGCGTGAAGCCCATGCAGAAACGGACTTGGCCATGTCCCGTAGGTTCTCCCCTGTTTCGTCGTCCTGTTCACCATCCAGCGCAAAACCATCAATGTTTTTGGATATGTATTTGGCGATGTAACCCGTAGCCGAACCTTTAGCGGGATCGATGGCTTCAACATGGAAACGTGCCTTTAGCGCGTTTGGCGTTTGCAGTTCTTCGGAATCGGTAATTCTGGCGTGATAGCAAAGAATATCGCGCACGGTATCCACGTCACCAGGACGCATAAAAAGCAGCATATGCCAGTGCGGTGTCCCATCGTGGTGAGGCTCTACCACACGAAAACCAAAAACATGGATACCAGCCCGGGAAATGGCTGCGCGGGCTTTCGCCCATACACCACATAAGTAGCGCTGGGTATCCTGCGGGGTGCAGCCATCCCACTGTGAAACAAAGCCCCCTTTGCTGTGTACCGCATGGAATCGCGATGGCGCGGTGATGGTGTAAAACTCACCGGCCAGCCCTTCTTCATTGGCCATATCTTCAAACCCTCTCATTCTTACCATTAGCTCACAGCGACGGATCGCCGGATTAGCAACGCTGCGATGCACCATGCTGTCCAGTGCAATACGCAGCCCTTCATCATTCAGCAGGTCAAACTTTTTGAAGAACTCAAGGTTCCGCTTTTTCTGGTCTATCCATTCGCCCAGGGTTTTACGGGACACATAAGCGCTGGCCGCTTTCTGTACCTGCCCCACTGCAATGGCCATATGCTCACGCTGCATATCCCGCGCCCGCTTGAGACGCAGATACCACCATTCTGGTGCCATCATGCGGAGGATCCCGGATTCAGCCTTACGCGTTTCCAGTTGCCCGCCATTAGCTTCATGTTCAGCCCAGTACGGCGGTTGATTGTTCAGCATCAGGGAACACGTGCATAAATGGCGGTAAGACTCCAGCGTACGGCGGCGCAGCTCTGCGGCATCGTCAGTGCTGCCTACAAACTGATCGGTAAAGTCATACAGTGACTGGGAGATCCAGCCAGATATCTGGCCAGCCAGTTTTTTGAGTTCCGGGCGGTCAAGTGACGGCAGTCGCTCCAGCGACTTACCGAAAGGAAGATCAAGTGCATCAGCGGCCAGTTTGTAACGTGCAGCCACTTTGCGCAGACGTGGCAATACATTCCCGCCGATAGTTTTGCGCAGGAACGTATTGGCACGGCGACGCCCGTCACGACCAGACAGCAGCTTTTCGTAACGGTTGCCGAAATACCCGGCTAACCAGTCGGGTATCTCATGCAGGTACTGGGAACGCCATTCATAATCCTGTGGGTTAACAGCCCACAGGCGGCGTTCGGTGATCGTCGCATCTGACGGGGTACTAGGCGCAAATGTTTCACGCTGCCAGGCATTGACGGCATGGTGTTGGCCAGGCTCCAGCATATCAGCCACGGTTAACCCACTTCCGCCAGAAATCAATCAGGAAGGCCACAAGTACAGCCGTTACCAGTGGTAGCCAGAAAACCGCACTCAGAGTGATTAGCCCTAAGTCCTCAGCATCGTGATCAAATTCGTCCTGGCATTCGTCCCATAAGAGAAAGGCGAAAGTAATACAGGCAAACAAGGCATAAAAGCCGGTAATAATTTCCGTCATCATGCCACCACCGCCCGAACATCGATCGCAGGGTTAGCAGGTGACTTAAGAATCAGCTCAGCAGCCACTTTCTGGCTTGCCGCTGCTGCACCCACACTACGTGGCGCATTTACCCGAACAGCTTCAAATCCTGCATACAGGTAATGCACCATTTCCAGATCGCTGTTTGACGCGACAACCTTAATCCCACGCTCAGTCAGGCGGCGCAGCCTACGCGCCAGCCGTCCCTGATCCATGTGCGAAAAACCGCGCTCATGGTAAGCGGTGAAATTGTCGGTATCAGTCAGGTAAGGCGGATCACAATAAACAACGTCATGCCCGTCCCTTACCAAATCAAGCGTTTCTGAATAGTTGGCAGTAATGAACGTTGCACGTTTCGCTTTTTCTGCAAAAGCGCGGATTTCATCAGCAGGAAAGTAGGTTTTTTTGTACTTACCAAACGGAACATTGAACTGACCACGGCGATTGTATCGGCACAGGCCATTGAAGCAGTGACGATTCAGATAAAGAAAACGCGCCGCAGCTTCCACAGATTCAGAACCAAAGTATTTGCCGGACTGATTGAAGGCATCACGCACCGCGTAATAGAAAATTGCCCTGTTTTCTTCATCACCTAATGAACCGGCAGAAAATAAAGCCTCCAGCTCAATGAGCAATGCATCAGTGTGATAAGCCATCGTCTTATACAGATTAACAAGGTCAGGATTCACATCAGCTATCAGATACTCGTCATAATCCGTATTCATCATGACAGCACAGGAACCGGCAAAAGGTTCTATCAGGCGCTTACCCTCCGGCAGATGGGGAAGCAACTGCGGCATAAGGCGGGCTTTGCTGCCCACCCACTTAAGCGGAGTTTTTACTGCCATGCTGCACCGCCTTTACTGCAAATCGCTGCGGCTTCTTCGCGGATTAACTCAATGATTTCCGTTGCGCTTAAACCTTCATTGGCTGCATGGGTGGCCAGCTTATCCAGACGGGTGGAACACAGATCAGCAGCAGCGGCTTTACCTTCCTGCGTGGCTTGGGTGAGCATAGCCAGCAGGTCAGTGCCTGATTTTGTTGCGGGTAAATCCTGACGTGTCATGTGCATTTTGGTTTCCTTAAGGCAAAAGAATCCCCGGCCACCTAAGCTGTGGCCAAAAAAAATCATGTTGTTAATTAGTGAAAAGCGGGTTGTACAGTGACGGCGGAATGGTTCGGTGCAGGAATAAGGTGCAGCTCGTACGTTGTCCGCCACCACTCCTGGATCAGTGCTTTAATTTCGCCAACACCCAACGCACCGGCCGTGTAGAAAATTGCACGGATCCCAGCCAGCGCTTCAATCTGTGCTTCTTTGCTTTCGGCCTCGCGGTACACGCAGCACCAGAAAGCGGCATTGATTGCCAGCCAGTGACGCGGATTAGTCATGTGCTCAGTGTCATTAAAGAAGAACGGATGCAGCGCAATGCGACCGTTTTTGCTGGTGCTTTTCTCTGCAAACGCCACGGCATAATTATGTGGAACGCCCCACACGGCCAGCTCAGCCCCTAACGATTTACCTTCAACGGAAATAATGGCCATCAGAGATTCCCCTGTTGTTGTAACTTATGGACGATATGAGGCGCGATAATCATCTGCGGACCCCGATTGTTATTGATTGGATAAACCCGCTTTATTGGACGGTTCGCGGTACTTTTAGAAAAATCACTGTCACGCAATGACCCGAATCCATTCATCGTCAGACGCGCACGGGAAATGCCGCAGCGCAGCTGAATCATTGCCCGGTAATCCAGACGCTCAAACAGTTCCCGCCAGCAGCATTTGCTTAAGTGAGCTTTGAATACACTCAAGCCAGAATTAACAGCGGCGGCATGGAGAACTACCCCGCGCCATTCCGGTGTTAATTTGTCCCACCAGTCAGCAGCCTCACTGCTGGTATTGAAGTATTTGCGGCGAATCTTTTTAATCTGATCCAGTCCGCGCTGTTGCTGTTCCTGACTAATTGCCATAGCGCCCCCCTATACACCTAACTAGGCGACGGACTTTTGTTGGCAAGAAACGTAAAACCACCCCGCCTTTCATTCGAACAGACTCATGCGCATTGAATTTATACGTGTGGCTAGGATTCCAGCGCTGACCGTTCGGCAGTTCTATCCAGCCCGTTGTACCACTTGGCCGTTGCATGGCTGGTGATTCTTTTTTGAGGTAAGTAACAAACGCTTTCATGGTGCTCCCTCACATCAAGCCGGTGGCGTTAGCCGTCACCAGATCCACCGCTGCGGCCAGAACAGGCGCAGACTGGATACGGCTTTCAACGGTATAAGCCAGCACGGATAAGCTACGGATTGCATCGCGAGCGCGATCCAGAATTTGTGTACGGCGGGCGGCGGTCATATGACCAGTTGATACGGCTTCCCCAGCAATTGCGCCCACACAGGCTGTGGCACTCAGTGCGCACAACTGCATGTTGCCTTCTGTGGCATTGTTCACTGGTACGGATGGAAGGCAGTTAATCTGCCCCAGCATTCCATCCAGTAAACGCGCATCTTCGGTGTAATCCGTAATAGCTAAAAGCTCGTCACAGGTTAAACGGTGTGGCTGTGCTGGATTCAATTTGTTGCGCAGGATCTGCGGCCTCATGCCAACAGCAGCGGCCACATCTTCCAGATTGTGCTCAATCGCAAATGCTCGGCAAGCCGCATCAAAGTGCGCATGTTTGGAGGTTTGATAATCAAACATAGTCATTGCCCTCAGTCGGTCTCAAAATCGAACTAATTGATGGACACGTTGCAATCTGAGAGCGCATCGACAGTCATAGCCGCAATGTTGATCATAACTTTTTCGCGCTTTTTATCTTTGCGTAAGCGGTGCCGTATCAAGCGACCATCCGCTAGCATGTCATTGATTGTGTCAATTGATAGCCCAGTAAGTTCGCTATATTTTTCAATTGATACGGAAGGAACAGTCAACGTGATTGAAATGTGAGGAGTCATGATGCAAGATTCCTTTTTAAGTAAGTAAACCGTGTCTAGCGGTGTTCAATAGTGAAGACTCCAAATGAGCTTCAGCAGCAATATTACGTCTCATTTGGAGTTTGTCAACATGTAAGGTTCCAAAGGAGCATTAATGGATTTTAACAATGGTGGCCGTGAGGCTATTCTTCGTATGCTTGAGGCCTACGGAGTAAGTACTCGTAAGGCTCTTTGTGAGCGGCTTGGGATTTCAACAAGCACGATGAGCACCAGATGGATGAGAGACGTGTTCCCTGCTGACTGGATAATAAAGTGCTCAATTGAGACCGGAGTCCCAGTTGAGTGGCTTTCATTTGGAACTGGGAGTCCTAAGCCACCCCAAAAATCTTTAGGTATCCAATCAGCAAATGAAAATGTTCTTGCTGATTTGTTTTCCGTACCTCGAAAAAAAATCAAAGATGGGAAATTATTAGATTCAAATTTTTACCTACTCGACAAAGCGTTGGTGCCAGATTCTTTGCGAAAACCTATCGTAATCATGGATTCAGATCAGCTCTATTTAGCTGATCAACATTTTCACGAAGTGACCGATGGTAAGTGGGTGGTAGAGATAGAAGGGAAAGTGAGTATTAGAGAACTTACGAGAATACCTGTAGGAAGGGTCAAGGTTGGAGCACCCAATCCATGCCATTCATTTGAGTGCTTTATCAGTGAACTAAACCCAATTGCACGATGCCATTTTTACTTACTGGTCAATTTGAATTAAAACCGTTACTGACAAAGGAAATCGATATGTCACGAAGTTTTGCGGTCTGGGGGTGTAGGGATTATCATAGTAGTTCAGGCTCGACCTACAACTCTGAACATAAGAATTTCATTGAAGAGTTGCATATTAATTTTTGGAACATAAGCGCTCATAAATTTGGCTATTTAGATTTTGGCATCACATTCAAAAAGCCTGAAGATGAAACCATTGCTAAGCATGGGGCAATATGTATATTCCTACCATTCGAAAAAGAAAATAATTTTTTTTCTGATCTTAGTGAAAACCTTGAATCAAGCAGAGATCTCGTAACTGCAGTTTTCAATGAATACCTTATTGACACTAAAACAGTAGATGGTAGACATTTAAAATTAGTGCTCGCCAATAAAGGAGACTTAGTTGTTAATACTAAGTTATCATTTAGCGGCGGCGAGCTTGATCATAGAGTCAAGATAACAAAAATCCACAATGGCACCTTACTAGCCTTTAAACTCAAGGATTGTCTCTCTTCCGAAGATGCTTGCAATCACTATTTAAGATTCCGTGTCCAAATTAATAAAGAAGATATCGGTCTTTTAGTGAAAACATTTTACCCCAAAGATCTCTTCCTTAAGAGTAGTATTGAGCGGTCTGATATCATCGATTTTAGGGTTAATGAGCAAAGAAACCTGCCCTCCGAAATAGCCACAACTCTTGCTAGCGCCGCTTGTACCCCTTTGAAATGCCATATTTTTATAATCCGCGATATGGTTGATGACTGTTCCGCATCCGGTTCAAATTATAAAGGTTCAAGAATTTTAGAGTCTGAGACATGGACAAAATATTTTAGCAAAGGCGTATCTTTCGGGTCTCATGACCCAATGATATATCATTGGAAAATATCAAATGATATAAATTCGAGACTTAATGATTTTTCTGTCGTCGTAAAATTTAAAAACACGAAATCTAAACTAAGCAAAATATTTGCATACATTTTCTACGGCGCAGCAATAACATTTGTTATGAAATTTGTACCAACAGAAAGCTTAGATAAAAACCTATTTATTTACGGTTCACTATCGTTAATAGCATTATATATAATCGCACATTTCATTAAATTTAGAAAATGACTTTTCAATGAGACATGGAGATTAAAATGGAAAATTTAAAGCACATTAGTTTTAATGAAGTAAACTTTGACGATGCTTTTTTTGACTCATTGAAAGCTGACTATAAAGCTGGTTTTGTAGAATGGTTTCACAAAAAAGCAAAAGATCTAAGAGAAAAAGCATACGTGCTCTACAATGAGGATGATTCAATTGATGGATTCATGTATCTAAAAATTGAAGATGGCGAGGTTACTGATGTTAACCCTTCATTGGCTGATTTAAAACATCTCAAAATAGGGACCTTTAAGTTTAATACGAAAGGTACATTGCGAGGTCAACGTTTTTTGAAAAAGATATTTGACCACGCATTAAGTGAAAAAGTGAACGATATATATGTAACAGTTTTTGATAAGCATGATTACCTGATTAAACTTTTTTTAAATTATGGGTTTATAAAATACGGAAAAAAAGAATCTGAAAATGGTATTGAAAATGTTTTAGTAAGAGAAATGAGCACAGATGATCTCACTGGAGACCTTCTTGCCGACTATCCCTTCATCAACAACAGACATAAAGAAAACAAATACTTACTATCTATTTATCCAGATTTTCATACTCGTCTATTCCCAGACTCAAAACTTATAACTGAATCTCCAGATATTATTACTGACGTGTCTCACGCTAACAGTATAAGAAAAATTTACATCTGCGCCATGCAAGATGTAGCAAATATAAAAATGCATGACATTCTCGTAATTTATCGAACTTCAGATAAAAAAGGTCCAGCTCATTATCGTTCTGTTGCTACATCTCTATGTGTCGTAGAAGATGTTAGAGATATTTTTTCATTCCCAACAGAGCAAGATTTTATTAAATATTGTGCTCGGTATAGTGTATTTACCGAAACAGAATTGAGAAGTTTTTATAAAACAAAGAAATACCCCTATATTATAAGTTTTACATATAATCTTGCTTTACCGAAAAGAATCACTCGTGCTAAACTAATAGAAGACGTTGGTTTAAATCCACAAGCATATTGGGGTGTATTAAAATTAACCGACAGAGAATTTGACAACATTATTAAACTTGGTGCTGTAGATGAAAGTATTATTGTCAATTAAACCTGAATTTGTTGAAAAGATTCTTGATGGAACAAAAAAATTTGAGTTCAGAAAAGGAATCTTCAAAAATCCAGATGTTAAATCTGTGGTTATTTATTCAACAATGCCTGTAGGGATGATTGTTGCTGAGTTCGATATTGCTGATGTTATTGAAGATAAACCCAGCAATGTCTGGAAAAAAACCAGCCGTTATGCGGGTATCAGTAAACAATTTTTTGATTCTTACTTTCAAAGCAGGGATAAAGCCTTTGCGATTAAGATCGGTGATTTGAAAGTCTATGAACAACCACGTTTGCTAAGTTCATTAGGTGACAACATAACAGCACCGCAGTCATACCGATACCTATGATGTATAAGGTTCTTAACATCATACATTGACACTGTTTATACATACAGTAAAAATGCTCTCCAAAAGGAGGGCATTTTTTATGTCAGTACGAAAACTCACCACCGGAAAATGGATTTGTGAATGCTATCCCGCAGGTCGTAGCGGACGCCGCGTGCGTAGGCAGTTCGCTAGTAAAGGTGAAGCGTTAGCGTTTGAACGGCACATGATGGATGAGACTGAGGCGAAACCCTGGCTGGGCGAATCGGTAGACCGCCGGACGCTAAAAGATATCGTCGAACTCTGGTACAAGCTGCACGGAAAATCTCTGACCGCAGGCGAGCATGTTCACGACAAGCTGATCCTGATGGTCGATGCTCTCGGAAATCCCCTCGCCACTGATTTAACATCCAAAATGTTCGCGCACTATCGCGATAAACGCCTGACGGGTGAAATCTACTTTAGCGAAAAATGGAAGAAAGGAGCCAGCCCGGTAACTATCAATCTTGAGCAAAGCTATATGAGCGGAGTGTTTAGCGAGCTGGCACGACTTGGAGAATGGACTGCGCCAAACCCATTGGAGAACATGCGCAAATTCACCATCGCAGAAAAAGAGATGGCCTGGCTGACACATGAACAAATCACTGAGCTTTTGTGCGACTGCAAACGCCAAAGCCCCCTACTCGCCCTAGTTGTCAAAATCTGTCTGAGTACCGGTGCCCGCTGGCGCGAAGCTGTAAACCTGACTCGTTCTCAGGTTACAAAATACCGGATCACATTTGTCAGGACTAAGGGCAAAAAGAACCGCAGCATTCCAATCAGCAAAGAGTTGTATGAGGAAATCATTGCCTTGGACGGTTTCAAGTTCTTTACTGACTGCTACTTCCAGTTTTTATCTGTGATGGAGAAAACTTCTATCGTGCTGCCGCGCGGTCAGCTTACCCACGTTCTGCGCCATACGTTTGCAGCACACTTTATGATGTCAGGCGGTAACATCCTTGCTCTTCAGAAAATCCTTGGTCACCACGACATAAAAATGACCATGCGCTATGCTCACTTGGCCCCTGATCACCTTGAAACAGCGCTGCGCTTTAACCCATTGGCTACCCTACCAAATGGCGACAAAGTGGCGGCAGCGGTTGGCATTGCCCCGTAA